CTCGTAAACCGTGAGAGCGATGGGGGCGGTTCTTCATTGACGCAATCTTGCCAAGGCTGCCGGTTGGTCCCGATCCACGGACGGCAGAACTTTAAGGTGGTTCCATGCCGACAATCGCAACCAGACTCGAATTCGTAGACGGGCTGATCCTCGAACCAGGAACAGTCGTCACGGCGTCGAGTCAATCGAAATCGGCGGATTATGTCGCGGCAGAATCGTGTGCCGGTCGGTGCGAGAGACGGGATGGCGATCCGGTGATTGCTTTAATCAACGGGGCGTATCGAGTGATTGAGCGGAAATGGATTCAATAGATGGGGATTGTATGGATTGTGGATATCACGAGTTTTTAGCGAGGAAGTCACAACTCGCAACCATGAGCGGATTCAAGCCAAACTGGATGCCAGATTTCCTGATTCCATTTCAGGCAGTGATGACAGATTGGGCAATCCGAAAAGGCCGGTCACTACTGATTGAAGATTGCGGACTCGGTAAGACTGTTCAGGAGTTGGTGTTCGCGGAAAACGTTGTTCGGCACACCAACAAGCGCGCACTGATACTGACTCCGTTGGCGGTTGCGACACAGACTGTTCGCGAGGCTGATAAGTTTGGGATTGATGCGAAGTTGTCGCGGGATGGTCGTCCTGCCGGGCAAATCACGGTCACGAACTTCGAATCACTGCACAAGTTTGACGAAGCCGACTACACGGCAGTCATCGGTGACGAGATCAGTTGCGTTAAGGCGTTCGACGGAAAGCGGCGGAAGCAAGTGACGCGGTTCATGTCGAAGATGCCGTACAGACTCGGAGCGACAGCGACTGCCGCGCCGAATGATTACATCGAACTAGGAACGATTTCGGAATGTCTCGGCGAGATGACGCAATCGGACATGCTCGGCACGTTCTTTCTGTCGAGCGATAAGAAGCGTCACTCGCTGTTCAAGGAGGGCGACTTCTGGAACCGCGCTAAATATTTCTTTCGAGCACATTCGGAAACTCCTTTCTGGAAATGGGTGTGTTCTTGGGCAAGGGCGATTCGTTCACCTGCCGATCTTGAGTTCGATGACGCTCGGTTTGTGTTGCCGGAACTCATCGTCAATCAGCGAATAGTTCCGACTACGTTTAGATTTCCAGGTGAGTTGTTCGTTCGAATCGCAGCGACACTGGCAGAACAGCGAGAGGAACGAAAACGCTCAATGGAAGAACGCTGTCGGATGGTGGCCGAACTCGTCAACCACGATGAACCGGCGTTGATTTGGTGTCAGTACAACGAGGAAGGTGACTTACTGGAAAAGATGATTCCAGGAGCGGTCCAAGTTGCTGGACGGCACAGCGATGACGAAAAGGCTGACCGGCTGAATGGTTTCGCGATGGGTCAGTTCAAGAAACTGGTCACAAAACCGAAAATCGGTGCGTTCGGATTGAACTACCAACACTGCGGACATCAGACGTTCTTTCCATCGCATTCGTTTGAACAGTGGTATCAGTGCATTCGCCGGTCGCTTCGGTTCGGTCGTGTCGGTCCTGTGCGGGTCGATGTGATCGCAACTGAGGGCGAAGCGGGAGTCACTGACAATCTGATGGGGAAGCAAGACAGGGCGAATAAGCTGTTCGGTCAGTTGATTTCGCAGATGAACAATTCGCAGAGAATTGAAATGCCGGAAACGCACGTCAAAAAACTGGAGGTTCCTTCGTGGCTGTGATTAACCAAAAAGTGACAGAAAACTATGCAATCTACAACTCGGACTGCATGGAGGTTCTGCCGGGTCTTGAATCAAATTCAATTGGGGTGTCGGTCTACAGTCCGCCATTCCCGGAAATGTACCAATACTCAAATGATCCTCGCGATATGTCGAACGTCGCGACATACGAGGAAGGGATGCAACAGTACCAGTTCATCATCAATGAAATCTTCAGGCTGACACGACCAGGGCGATTGACCTGCGTCCATTGCATGGACTTGAAGCGTGGTAGCTACTTTCAGCGAGACTTTCCGGGAGACATTATCGAGGCTCACGAAAAGGCTGGATTCAATTTCGTCTGTCGCGTTTCGATTTGGAAAGATCCTTGGCTGATTGCTCGCAGAACTCGGATGAAATCTCTTCGTCACAAGAACATTTGCGAGGATTCGGCAACGGTCCGGATTGGTCCTGCGGATTACGTGTTGGTGTTCAAGAAGGGGTGGAATAACGACGAGAAAATTGTTCACGCAACCGGACTGAAAACGTATGCCGGCGCGAAGGAGATTCCAGAGGAACTTGTAAGGCAGTTCAAAAACTACTCTGGAGATCAGCGGAAGAATCTACTCAGTCACTGGATCTGGAGAAACTACGCTTCTCCGGTTTGGATGGACATCCGATCCGGTCGACTTCTGCCATACAACGAAGCTGCGGAAACGGAAGAGGAAAAACACGTTTGCCCGCTTCAACTGGATGTCATCGAACGATTACTGACACTCTACAGTAATCCGAATGATGTGTGCCTCACTCCGTTTCTCGGCGTCGGCAGTGAGGCTTACATGGCCGTCAAGATGGGCCGGAAAGCAATCGGAACAGAACTGAAGCCGAGCTATTTTAGGCAGGCCGAAAAGAATCTGTCAAAAGCCGGTGACGTTGAAATCATTGTCGAAGAGAACGAACTTCCAGGAATGGAAGAAGAGGATGAATTCGACGACGACGTTCCGACATGGTTAGCGAATTCTCTCGATCGGCAGTTCAGGAGTTCGACGAATGAGGTGTGAGACATGCGGATCATTTGAGGCTGAGCACGGTATGCCATTGATTGGCGACCTATGTTTCGCGTGTTACACGATCCTCGGCAAACCGTTCGTATGCGAGGGATTGATTCATTCCGAGTCAATCCTGAGCATTGCCGGTTATGTCGCATCGTGCAACACCGCACAACTAAGCCTCGTTTAACAACTTGCGACTAGTCCGAAAATGTTCCGAAAGGATTAACCGTTGAATCCGCCAACCTACAGAATTCGCGATTGGCAAAAATCATTCGAGGGGCTCACCTTCGAAATGAAGCGGCCAAACGGCGCTCTCAAGTGGGTGGCGATTCCGACAAAGCATGACGGCAAGTCGTATCGTCGGTTGATGCGACTCCCGAACGCGGCGGCAATCTACGGAGCGTGGGTGCTGATCGTCGCTGTTGCCGGAAAATGTCCAGAAAGGGGGACGCTCGCAGACACTGAGGGGCCACTGACGGCAGATGACCTCGAAGATAAGACTGGACTACCCGCAGCCGCATTTACTGAAGCCATTCAAGTGCTGCTGTCTGAACGGTTTATGTGGCTGGAAATCGCAAATCGTCGCGAACCGTCGCGAGTTGTCGCGGACTGCCGAGAAAATGCGTCTACCATACACCACACCACACCACAGGACATTACCATACAAGACACCACACCACGAGACGCGACCGATGGTGATGGGGTTTCACAGAAACGATTTCGACTCTGGAAGAATGCAACCCGCCAACAGATTCTCAGCCCGTCCGGTGCTCAACGTGTCTTCCAGCACGCCACCGGGGCAGGGATCTGTACCACGGATGAACGGCATCACATCTTCAGGCTCATCCTGTCGCTCACAGATGCGACGGGCAACCTGCCTGCAATCCTGACATCGATTTTGCGTGGCGATGCGGGGAAAGACCCGTGGCGTGCTCGTGGAGCAGATTTTGACCAACAGGCCAAGGAATGGATGCGGTCGCTCGACGTGCCACCTGAGATGCTCCAACGAACATCTGACCTGTCAACTGGGCCACCAAACGAAAGCAAACGTGACCAGCAAAAGCGACTTTTGGAATTCCAGGCACAGAGAAAGAAGGAAACATGAACGCAGACGATTGCAGTTGGTGGATTCAGGCAATGGGCGGCGTGACGGTCGAAGGGAGACGGGTTGCACTCGGTCAACCATACGCTGGAGTTTACCCGATCAGCTACACGTACACAGCGAGGTCTGGCGGGCTGTGGTTTTTGTTCGGCCACAAGATCGGCGAGCAACTCACACAGAACGACTGTGCGAACATTCTGACGCAGATCGGGCAATGACACAGAAGCAGAACATCACGCAAGAGATTGGAGGTAACTGATGAACGACTTGATCGACCAACTAGAGCAACTTATCGACAGCGGCAGTGAGCGAGTTCGCGCGATGTTCGCGGAATTGCGGACTCACGCCAAGGACGCTGAGCGATATCGGGCATTGCGATTCGTCGGCGAAGAGTTCAATCGGTATGTCGTAATCGACGTGACGGATGCTCGCGTCGGAACTCGTACGTACAGAGGTAATCGGCTGGACGTAGTTGCTGACGAGATGATTCAGGAGCAGTCTGCGATGACGGAAGCGGGGGCGGCACATGGCACGTAAACCAAAAACAAACCGAGTCGAGCGTACTCATGCTGGAGGCGAATGGACTTCCTGCGGATTCATGGGATTCATTCGCTCAGGGCTGCGTCAAATGTCACGACGTTGGCCACCACTCGCACGGCAAGCCATCAACGCGGCGCGGCGCAAATACGACGGCGAGAACAAGCGGCAAAAATGGGAATACCAGTGCTCAACGTGTCGTGCGTGGAAAAACCGGAAACAGGTCGAGGTCGATCACATCGTTCCGTGTGGTTCGCTGAAGTCGCTGGATGATCTACCAGGATTCGTTGAGCGGTTGTTTTGCGAGCCAGACGGGTTGCGGGTGTTGTGTGACGCCTGCCATGCGTTGAGGACTGAGGCGAATCGGTTGCGGTCGAACGAGGAAAGCGAAATATGATTAGCCGACAAAACGTGAAGGAAATTAATCGAGAGTGTGATGGATCAGAAATCGTCATCGGAGGACTCATTGAAAACCTGAAGATCAAGGAAACAAAACTGCCAACAAGGAACGGCTACAAGAAATATGCCACATTCAACTTAGTGGACGGTGGAGATATTGCATCCTGCACACTTTGGCCGGAGCAGTTTTCATTGATGTGTGATTCACTGATCGGAAGCGTGATGGTTCGTGGAAAAGTAGATTGTCGCAACAAACAGATTCAACTGATTGTCTATGACGTATGGTCGATTCGTGAAGAAATCACCATTGCCAAAGACCTGATTCAAAAAACGAAAGACAGGCTGGCGTGCTTGGAGTCAATCGAACAAACGGGGGCGAGCGAATGAACATGCTTTTTTCGAATGCGATGGTTTCGAATCTGTACACGATGACATGCGCGGCTGCGGTTAAGCCTGCGTTTGCGTTGCCAGGTGTTCCGTACACGGTTCCGAGCGATGAGGTTCAGTATTTTCGTGCGAGGCTGATACTTGAGGAGGCCAGAGAAACTTTGGCGGGTCTCGGGTTTGTTCTGAATCTTGTAGAAAATGAGAACGCGCTAAAAAACGTGGCGGGACATGACCCGCATGATTGGGAATCTTCGGTCGAAAAGGTCATCGATGGCTGCGTTGACACGATTTACGTCTGCACGGGAACTCTTGCGGCTTACGGCGTGCCAGACCTGCCACACATCATCGAGGTTAACCGCGCGAACGACAGCAAGTTCCCAGGCGGCATGGCGACGTTGAACGATTACGGCAAGTTTCAAAAACCGCCGGGGTGGGTTGGTCCAGATCATGCAAGAATTCGCGATTCCGTCACGAACAGCGTCAGTAAGTGCGATTTGAATTTCATCGGTCAGATGGAAGTTGCACAACGAACGGGGCGAGCGAATCCATGAAGTTCCATGAATACCAGCTAATGATGCGGACATGGGACATTGGGCAGACAACCATAGAAGGATATCAAGAAGAACTCTTCGTCAGGGCGAATCATGATTCAACGG